CTGAACCAAATTTTCGACCAATGTCCCACCCCAAAAGCCGAGGCGCATCATCTTACCCATGCGCGGAATGACCGCGGTGAGTCCGGAGAACGTCTTGACGTCCCGATATCGCATCTCGCGGCCGGAGGGAAGCTCCATTGTGAAGTCCTGCCCACCCCGCATAGCCATCCCACCCTCAAGCTTTCGCCACAAGGCTGGAATGAATGGACGCGCACGGAAATTCGTCACAATCTGGCTCGCTTCCGGAAGATCGAGTTCCAGTTTCGCGAGATTCCACGAAATGGTGCAGAGTTTATCTGCGCCTGCGCCGTAGCCCAGCCCAAGAACCTTCACTTTGCAGATCTTACGCAGCGTCGGGTCCACTTCGGCCAGCGGCCGGTCGTCGACGTAGCCTTCCGCGGCTCTCGCCCATGCTTCATACGGGTCAAATCCAGCACGAAACATGTCCAGCAACTCATGGTCACCAGCGAAGAAGGCGAGGACGCGCGGTTCGATGGCGCTCAGATCGACTACTCCGAGTTCGTAACCAGGAGGGGCCATGATCATTCCGCGAATATCGATACCGTCGGTCTTCGTCTTGAGCAGTTCTTCGATTTCTTTGGCGAACATAGGCTCGCGTGGGAGATTTTGGACATTGAAACCGGTGTCGCCGCTATCGCGTAGCGTGTGCGCGCCCGCATACTTCAGGCCGTAGGGCATTGTAGGCACGCCGTCCACATCGATCGTGCGGTCGCGCATGGTGGTCAGCTTTTTGAGGAACCCGTTGATCGATCGGTAGCTCCCCATCGCGCGCGCCCAGGGGAACTTCGCCCCATGAACCTCGAGCCACGCTTCAAATACGTCTGAATCCTTGGCCATTGACTTCGGCGGGAGAATTCCATGCTTACGGCACTCTTCGGCCACCGCTTTTGGTGAAAGTGCCGGCGCTTCGGGGTCTTCTGCCCACGGGATCAGCTGTCTCGTCATACGGAGAATCTCATTGAGAGTCGAGATGGCGTCTTCTACCCCTTCTTTGTCGACGGGCAGACCGGCCGCGCACATCGTGCGGGTAATTTCGCTGATTTCTCGCTCCCATTGCGGCCAGAGGTGGCCCCACTTGAGCCAAAGACGAAGTTCGAGGCGAGAATCCTCAAGCGCGTATCGCGTCATCTCGTCTTGGAAGATCGGTGTCATATCTTTCCACCGTTTGCCCTTCGCCTTGTCGCGTGTGCTTTTGTCAGGAGTGACGCCCAACAGCCCTGCAGCCGCTGCTGCCAAGCTTCGAGGAAATCCGAGGTATGCAGCCATGTCGGCCGTGTCATACAGCCCTGCGAACTCCATGTCCTGCGGCACGATGCCGAGTTCCATGAGCCGCTCGGTCACTGCCAACTCAAAGCCCGCGTTGTGGGCGATCATGATCGCACCACGCACGATTTCCCAATCGAAATCCTTCGGGTTACCCACCCATTCAAACCCGTCGTCGCCTACGACCGAGAGCATGAATGCTTCGAACTCGGGATGGTGGGTATATCCATAGTTTCCAAGGGTGGAGATGGAGTAATCCTTCGAATAGAAGGTTTCGTAATCGAACGCGAATGTTTTGAGGATTTCAATTTGGGTAGTCATAAAGAAACGGGGATGTTCGGCTTACTGATTCACAGGGAGAGGAGAGAGTCGGGCGAGACAGAAGCGCCAAACTCAGAACCCCGACGGTGATCTCCACCGCCAACACAACAGCCGAACATCCCCATAGATAATTAAATTTTGTTTTTAGTGCAGTGCTTGCGGTAACTATTTAGCCGCAGCGAACCATCTTTTTGTATTGCGTAAGTGCTGCCATACGCGTCTTGAACGGCCGCACCTGCGGGAGCGTTCTTGCGTGGGATATAGAAAGCGTAACCTCTATGTCTGGTCGGAATTCGGTTCATTTTTTCCTTCTGGTTTTGGTTCTGTTGCTGTTTTGAAATCACGTAGTGCGGCCGCGGCCTTCTCAAGCATCATGGCGAATCCCTCGTGCAAAGCATCGGCTTTCACCAGCTGCTCCAACTTGGCTTGAAGGTTGCCGCATCGGAAGATCACTTGAATCAAGGCTTCGTCTTTGATTTGCTCCTTATACGCCTCGACATCGAATGGGATGATCACCGCGTCCTGCTTCGCCCACATCGCGCGAATGTCCGGCGGGACGGGCGATGCTTCAAACGTAAGCCAATTGCCCAGCTTCGGCACGGTGACGGCGGGAGGAAGAATCTTCGGTGCTTCGCCCATGACGGCCGGAAGTTCCGATGGTTTGCAAGTGAGCCCCATTTCAGCGGGGTCCATCAAACCTTTCTCGATCAGATCGAGCTTCTCTTCGTTTGTGAAGAATGTTGGATTTGGGTCTTTCATTAAATTAAGCCTAACACTTTTTGTTGTAGTTCTGCAAGCGTTCCGTCGTTTTGAATCGTAATATTTGCGTCGAGGGAGTTGACGAATTTCTCGGAAGGATGGTCTGCTGCGATCTGACCCGGCCTCGCGATTCTTACAACCCTGCCGCCTACAGCCTGGATAGCTGCGGCCTCGTTGGGGAATCGCACATCGGAGATTACTACGAGTGGGTAGTTAAATGCGCGCCTAATTGTGGACGTCGTCCATAGGTTCGGGTCGATACATTCGCGGCCCCACTCGGTTCCGAGGGATTGCATAGCCCAACGTGTGGTCCCGCCGTTCAGCGCGGGGCATGGAGTTTCTTTTAGGTCACCATCGATTAGGCGATCGATCATTTCGTCGTTCGCACCGGTGTATAGGAAGAATGTCCGAAGCATGCCTTTTAAGCAGTCAGCGAACTTCAAGAGCTGATAACCCTGCCAAACCAAGGGTAGCGCGGCGGAGTCTTTGCCGGACCCTTTTAATCCTGTGAATCCAATAATTTGTGTGTTCATAGTTTCACCTCAAAAGGGGTTGAGGACGAATCCCCAACCCCTTGAATGATACGGTTTTGGTTATTTCAAACCTTGGAAGAACTCCACCATGGCGGCTGGCGTTTCCCCAGTGAACTTAATCACCGGAACTTTCCAATCGCGCTGCGCGTCAAACCGCGTTTCGCTGGTGAGGTCGAGACGGCCGTAAAGCAGCCCCTTCTTCATTGCGTAGTTACGGTCACGGAGCGTGGCCAATTCTTTGCCCACACTGGTGTAGGCGCTTGACGACACAGTCAAAAGACCGTTGCCGTATTTCTTGCCCTCGAACTCGTAAGGGAACAGCGAGAGGTCTTCGTCGCTGAGTCCTTCCGGAGCGTCGACCACGAACTCAATGTGGGCGCGAGGTCCGAAGAAGTTACCGCTCTTGACGTCCTTGTAGTTCAAGGAACCGCCTGCTTGGATAACCTGCTCCGGTGTGTTGAAGATCGCCGGTTTTTCAGGTGAACCGAACGGGAGCTTCTGACAATAATCTTTGCCGGTGCGCAAAGCCGTTACTACGATCGGGGTCTTGCCGTCGCTCAACTTTACCAGTTGGTCGAATGCGAAGCCGCCGATGCCGAACTTCTCGATCAGGTCCGACTTGGAGGTCTTATGGATCAGGTTGATGCGCGGGAGCCGCACATCGCTTCGATCCCAGGAACCACCCATGTCGTCGTAGCCCGAGGTCTGCGTCGCGACTGTCGCGTCAGGCCGAGTGGCTACTGCAGTTTCGGTCGCTGGCGCGGCCGGTGCTTCCGTTGCGCCGCCGTCACCGCTAACGGTTTCGTCTTTCTTTTTACCGCTGAACTTAATGGTTGCCATATGTTTTATTACTTAGCTTCTTGTCTTTGGGTTTTGGTTTTTGTCTCAGTTAAATTATTTTTTCGATTCGCGGAGATAGTAGCTGGTGCCCTCGTCGCGAAGCACATCAGCCCCGCGGAGACGGCACTCTAAGTCCACCCTCGCCTTGCCTTTGTCGCCGCGCTCGGCCTGAGCCGCGAAGTAGTCTTCGAGTTTCACCACGGAAATCTTACCACAGATGGCGAGGAATTCGTCAATCGGAACTTTGTCCTCAACCGCGTGCCATGCGCCTATGACGCTGGTGACCCCGCGCGGCGTGCTGCGTTCGATACGGCGGAATCCGGGAATCTCCACACCCTGCTCGAGATTGAGTTTCAGCCCTGCCGCCCTGATACCCTTCGCCACAGTTTCCATGATGGGGGCGAGGCGCAGCAGGTTCGCGACGTTCTCGAGGTTCTCACGGCTGATGTCGATGCTGTCCGGAACAATCAATTCCGGCCGCGACTTACCTACTACAGCGAGAGCAAGTTTAGCCACTGCTGAACACGTAGCAGCACGAGAGCAATATTCGCAAAGTTCAGCCTGCGGCTTATACCATTCGGGATGGTCATCTCCATCCATCGCGCGGCGAATGACGAGATTCAAGCGGAGCCGCATGTCGGGGATATCAGACCTCTTGAAAACGTGATGAGAGATTTCGTCCCGATTTGGGATAAGAAAGTAGAAATCAATTTGGTCCAGGTCGGGATACATTTGGAATGCCCCAATCACGTAGGCCCAAGCTTGAGCATTGAACTCCGCGTCGGCTACTTCGAGATACCCTGTCTTGAAATCGATCATGATTCCGCTGCATCCGTAGATAAGTAACCGGTCACAAGTGCCGAAAGTGTGGAGATTGAGTAAATCGATATAGACGCGGACCTCGCGTAGATCGTGGTCCGGAAGAACGGGTTGTCGGTCCGCGATCATCGCATCGATGAAGTCTTTGCACTGCTGCGCGATGGGCCGTTCTTCCTTCTCGTCCAGTGAGTCCAGATCATCTATTTCCAACGCTTTGTGGATTCGGGTGCCACGCTCGGCCGTCTCGTTAGTCCCTTGGCGGCTGCGATATCCAGCGCACTTCTGGAACATGTCCAGAGACGACGGGTTGAATTCGGCGTGCTCTCGTTCTTCGGGTGAAAGCGTTGCCACTTCCGACTGACTTGATTCCTCTTCCATGTAATTAAGACGTTAGTATAATTGGCTCGTTAGTGCAAGCAGAATCCGAAATTTCTCCATCATTTAGCAGGTCAATTTGCCGCATTCCAACGAGCGTTGCTTTTTGAACTTTGACTTCCACAGTTCCGGCTGCGAACAGAACGAACTGCTGCGTCGGCGTCATTCCACCGGCTCTGTGAATTCGCCCCAATGCCTGGATAATATCTTTCGGGTTGAAACCTGGACTGAGTATCGAGGCGCGTGGGTGCTTGCCAGTCACGTCGTGCAGGTTTAGCGACACGCCGCCCGCTTGGATATTACACGCGAGGCACGGGATAAGATCGTTTTGGAAATCATCCATCGCCTTCTGCCGCGCCTTCTTCCCCTGCCCACCGCGGATGATGCCAAGCCCTTTCGGGAACCGAGTTTTGAAGGCGTTGATCGACTCGTCGAAATTGAAGAACAGGACCACGTGCCGGCCCTCGGCGATCAGGTCCAGAGCCATCTCCCTCATATACGGGACTTTAAGTAGCTCGACCTTCTGTCTCGCTCGGAGTTGGGCGACCAGCGCGGCGGCGCGCGGGTTTGTGGAGTCGTCGGCCATGCGCGTCTCCAAGACCGCGATCTCGGCCTCCATCTCGGCGTAGATGTTCTCGACCTCGGTCCCGAAATCGAGCGGCGTCGTGATGATCTGCGTTTCTTGGAAGTGCTCTCGCAAGTCCCACGTCGTCAGGCGGGAGCCGTGCGCGGGGAAGAGTTCTCGATGTAGTTTCAGCAGGATTCTCTCCCGCATGTCCGCGTCGTCGTAAAAGTCCAGTTTGCCCCACTGATTCGGCGTGCATCCGTGATCTTTCGCCCACTGCCAGAAGTTCCGGAGTTGGTGCAGCCCGAGAATGTAGCCGGTTGATCGCATCTCAGAAGGATCCTTCGCGGCGGTGGCGGAGAGCAGTAGATTGTAATACGGTTTGGCCGCGATCAACATCTTCGAGTTGAGGGTGGCGAGCCCTTGGCACTTCTGGATTTCGTCCCAAATGATTGTGCAATCCTTAGGCAGGTTCCACTGCCATATATCGTTGCGCCAACCGCCCCACGGCAGCTTGCCGGTCCGGAGCATTTCGTAGTTAATGTAGCCGATGGCTGGGTGGCCGCGCTCCTTCATCTCTGTCTTCCACATCGGGATGGACTGCTTCAAGCACACTACGAGCGTGGGGTTTTGGGAGATCGCGGCTAGTTCCGCTGCCACCAGCGTCTTACCGCAACCTGTCGAACTCGCGTCGATGGCCGAGCGATGCGTTTCCAGCGCAGTCGCAAGAACCTCGGCGTGCGCTCGCTGCACGTCGTATAGTTCTTTCTTCACTTCGGAAGATCCCAGAGATACTTTCGTGCCGTCTCCCAATCGAGATACGCCCGCTCGGTTCCGTTTTGAATCACCGGTGCCCCAAGGGCCGCGTCGTCGATATAGAGAGTGGCGTAAGCTTTAGGACTAGTCGTCCATTCTTTTTGATCAGGGTTTTCATTCACCCCGAACAGCGGTATGCCATTTTTCTCAAACCAAACTTGTGCTTCGGTGAGTGCCCGCCCGCTTCGCATCGTCCACAAAATCAACTTGTGACGATTTGCTACGAGACGTAGGAGAACTTCTTGTGCCCCAATATCTCGGCCTATATAAGGATACTCGTGGGTGACGCAGGTGCCGTCGAAATCAATCGCGATGATCATAATTTTTCAGCGACGAAGAGGATGTTGTAGTCCGCAGGGTCTTTGGCAGTCAGCTCGTCCCGCAGAACTTTCAGTGGGAGCTTCAAATCCTGAACACTCCACGTCAGTTCGCCGACGTATGCCTCATGTTGGTGCGCGCAGTTCGGCGGCTGGCCGTTTCGGATTGCAGCGTTCCACAACAGTTTGTCAGGCACCATGATGATCAACCTGCCGCCCTGCTTCAAGACTCTTGTCCACTCAGTAAGGATCGGCCCCCAATCGAGGAAGTCTTCGAGCATGTGACTGGAATACACGAAGTCGAGTCGCCCGTCTTTGAACGGAAGATCGCGGCCATCGCCTCTCCATTGGATCGAGTTCTCGGGGGCCTTGCCCGACGTGTAGTGGGCGTATTCATCGTGAGGTAGATCAAGGGAGATCGCCCAAGGAACTACGGGGTCGTTTTGACTGCCGATGTCTACGCCGTTGCCGGTGCAGTATTGAACAGTTTGGTCGCGGTGTTTTTCGGTTTCGCTCATGGTTTTCTAATTAGCCAGCAGTATTCATGTTGTTCCATTGGTAGCCGTTCAGCGGCTGAAAATTCGTCGACTGCTTGGGTTACACCTGGGTGACCTCCGGTATAGTCATGCCCGCACAGAAAGCCGTGGCGTCTGATTTTCGGCCAATACAGGTCGATGTCTTTTTTGACGTAATCGTAAGTGTGGTTCCCGTCGATGAACACGAAGTCAACTTCCGGAATCTGGTCGGCGACATCCGCCGCCATTCCTTTAATGAAGTGGAACCGGTTCGTGAACGACATCTTTTTGAGGAAGTGTTCCTCTATGGCAAACCACCCCTTATCAGGGTTCTCTGCGTATTCGAAACAAGGGTCGATGAAATGCATGAACTTGCAGTTCTCCACAAACAATTTCGAACTGTCCCCGCCGTAAACTCCGATCTCTACTCCAACCATCCATTCTTCTACGAAGGGCATGATAGCCATACAAGCCGCAGATGGGCCTTCAAAGTATCCGACGTCGTGCAGGTGTTTGATTAGGTCCGGCGTTATCCAACTCATATTTTATATCCTCGATCGGTTAGCCATTGGTGAGCGAGCGCGGGGTGCGGCTCCTCGAAAGTCTGTAGTTCTCGTTTAACCAACACTCCTTCGTGCATTTCCGTAAATTCTACCTCATCCACCCATGGAGAACCAGCTTTTTCTGCTTTCTCCAAGCGAGAATCCATGGTGCCGAAGAACGCCCCGTTTACGACGCGGACCTTATCTATGAGAGCCTGTTCCTTGCGAAGAAAACCGTAATGGAAGATTCGCATCGACCGGTCGCCGTTCGGTGGCCAACCCGCGCGCGCACGGAGTTCGGGCTCGCCTTCGGGGTGCGGCTCATCGCTAGGCATCCACAAGTTCGAGGGGCCAAGCCTGACAACGTGATCGCCGCAAACGTGGCCGGATGGAGCGAGGTGCTGCGCGTCGCGCCAGAAGTTCAATCGTTGGAACCAGCGCGGTTCTCCAGCCTTTGCCGCCGACAAAACGGCGGGATAACTGTCGGGATCAAGCACTTCATCGGCGTCGATTTGCAGCTGTATGGGAAACTCGAGTCGCTCGCGAGTGTAATTCAACCATTCCGTCCACCATGTAATATGACGAACCGGCGACCCCCACGGCCGGTTTATAGTCCGAAGCTTAGGCTCGCGTGCTTCCCATTCTGTGAGAATTTCGGTAGTGCCATCGGTGGAGTCGGAGTCACAGACCACGAGTTCGTCGCAGACCGGCAACATCGAGGCGATGGCAAGTTGAAAGCAATAATCGAGTTCGACGCCGTTGCGCACGCATATGTATCCGGAGATCTTCATGTTAGATAAGAGATGGCTTGTAGCACGTGGTCAACTTCAATCGACTTCATGCAATCGCCTTGGCAGGCGGTGTGGGTTACGCTGTAAATACGGTGACGCTCGCCTGCGCATGGAGCGGTGCCTACCACATCTGCGTGAGGAGAGACGTCGTTGAGAATGAATTCCGGACTGGATGCTCCGAACAAACCGACCACCGGCACGCCTTGGGATTGCGCCGCATGAATGGGGAAGCTGTCCACGCCGACGAAGAGTTTGCACAGACGCATGACCGCAGCCAATGATTGGAAGGTGGTCTTGCCGCGGAGGTCTAGGTAGTGGGGTAGAGACATTCCTGGGTTTCCGACGAGGACTACTTTCCAACCATGCTCGCTCAACCATCGGCAGACTTCCTGCCACCGGTCCTCCATCCAATTCTTGCCGACCCAAGTCGTAGGCCCCGCGTGAACCGCGCACCAATTCTTGTGACCCATCAAGGCAGTTGTGGTAAGAATATCTCGCTCGCTCGGGAACAGATCGGTTTTCCAGTCGGGCTGCATGAACCGCGCCGTGTTTAGGTAGGCTTGGATGATATGCGTCTCGGTTTGGTTCTCGTAGCTCATATCCAAATCGATAATGTTCGCCCATTTGTAGACCTGTGGAAACGCGGTCCCGGCCCGCGAAACGTATGGGTTGTTGATGAAAAGATCGGGGAACTGAGTCTCAACAAAAATCTCTCCACGCGGCTGTTGGTCTTTGATTGCGCGTATGAGCGGCGTGGTCAGTAGCACATCGCCAACTGCGCCTTGTCTGCGAATCACGAAGGGTAGGTCGAATTTCTTAAACAGGTGGTAGTTGCCCCACCGCTGTATCATGGCGACGTGATTAAACTTATGCACGTCATGCATGTCCTCCACAACCCGTGACGTGAATGCGCGAATGTGCCGAATCGTGAACGGGACTTGATGAATTGTCAGCCCGCGAGCCCGCATCCGGAACGAGAGGTCGCAGTCTTCGCTGTAGGCGAACTTCAAATAGGTAGCGAACAGACCATGCTTCTTCGCCAACGCAACGGGGATGCACAAGCAGGATCCCTCGACATATTCGTAGTTGCGGCCTGGAGTGCCGTGGAAGCTCGGATATTCAGCCTCGATGCTGCAGCAGCTTCCAACCGGCCCGCTTATCGCGGCGGTGTCGTGCTCGAGAAAGGGCTGTTCCAACAGGCTCAGCCAGTCCGCGGGAACTTCCGCGTCGTTGTTCAAAGTTACGAAATACTCGCCCTTCGCCATCTCCAAAGCTTCGTTGTTTGGACGGGAGAATCCTCGATTTACACCGTTGTGAATTACACGCACCGGCACGCTGATGGTCGATTTGAGGCTCTCAAAATATTCCGCGGTGCCATCAACGCTGGCGTTGTCCGTTAGGATTAGCTCGTAATTCTCACTATGCGCTAGGACGGATTCTATGCAACGACGTGTCACGTCAATGCCGTCCATCGCGAGAATACTTATGGTGAATTTCGGAGTCACTTTTTGAAGGCAGGATTCTTCATGTTGGCTGCGTCCGCATACATGCAAGTGCATCCCATGGGGACCGGTGTGTGATCTCCGTTATACATATGCTCGCCGATTAGTTGCCCGCAATGGCACAACTCGGGATCGATCTCCCAGCCGCAAGACGGGCATATTACCACTCGGTGCCAGTTGATTGCGTCGAAGTTTTCTCGGTAGACTTTACGGTCGACCGGCCTAGGTTTATCGCCTTTTCCATTCATGATGCCGGGATTGGGTAGCAAGGCATTGGGCTTGATGGAATAGATAACGAGGGGCCGGTGAAGTGGCGCAGTTTTCCTCGGCTTCGGCGCGGATTTCGGTGATATCGGTAGCCTTTAACCAAATGAGTCATGACGTCTTTTATACTGTCATGAACCGCAATCTCCAAAACCGTGCCGTCGGCTCGCGTGAATGTTTTCAGGTTGTAAGTGTGTGTTGAAAACGTTAGGCCGATGGCAGGGCTAGCAGCACAAACTGGGCTATACCCACCGGAATTTGAGAGCGCCGCAACCTGAACCCGCGTGTTATGGTATTGAGTTGTTTTGCGATGACCGTCACTCGGCCCTCCTATGAAAAGAATTTTGTTAGTTTTTGGATTGGCCATGTCCTAATATGCTTGGTTTTGGTTTTCGTGGTTTACCGCACAGACGCCATTCGCCTAAGGCGACGGTCGCGGGCGGAAGTCTTAGATACGCGATGGCGCGTTCAAATAGCTCGGTAAGCTCCTGCCGATTTGGTAACAGGCTATTGCAGCTCCAACAGAGAAGTCCTCGGATCAGTTTACTAGAGTGATCGTGGTCAACGTGAAGGTGTTTGAAGTCGGCGGCGGGGCGTAGGCAGATAGCGCACAACCCTTTTTGGAAGGTGAACATTTTTTGCCACTCTTCAGGCGTGATATTGTAGACCTTTTTTAAGCGTCTAGCACGCGCGACAGCTTTGGCTTTACCCCGATTCATGTGAAGATATCCTAGATCAAAATGGTTAGGCGTTGCAAGATTTATTTTGTGTGCGATCCTCCTTTCTTCGATGGCCACCGAAAAGGCAGCACAAAAAATTAAATACCGTCTTCGGTTCCCGGCCAAATGGTCCGCGCTGGATATCGAGCTTTATTGTTTTCGCGTCGCTCACCCTGTTGAAAAGGGAGGTTTAGGCAAGGCCGAGCATTTCTGGAATATCGTCGGCATTCTATACGGCCCGAACAATCCGGTTGGTAACAAGACCAAGATTTTCATTCGTAACCCGTGGAGCGAGGATATTATTGAGGCACTTTGCGAATATCGTTATGTCTCCGCGGGGGGATGCGCCGGAAGCACGAAGTCCGAAACATGTGCGCTGTGGATATTGACATGCTTTCTATCTGACGCCCGAAACACCCTCGGCGTGGTAATATCGACCTCCATTAAAGAAGCGCGCAAACGTATCTGGGGTTACCTCGAGGATTTTGTTCGCGCGGTCCCGAGTCTTCCTCTCAAAATCATCGCCTCCCAAGGCATGATTCGTTATAAATCCGGAGACACGTTGTTGTCTGATCGGTGTTCGCTTTCCATTGTGGCCGCGGAGCGCAAGCAGGAAAAGGAGGCCGTCGGCAAGCTGATCGGTATGCACAACCACAACGTCATTGTGGTGGCAGACGAGTTGAGTGAGCTAACGGCGTCTATATTAGAATACGCGTTGCCTGGCGGTAACCTGACTTCAAATCCGTGGTATCAGTTCGTCGGGCTCTCCAACCCAAACTCTTACTTTGATCCGTTCGGTGTATTCTGGAAACCGAAGATGGGCTGGACTTCGGTCACGGTCGAGGATGAGCGGTGGGAGACGGTCCACGGCATTGGCCTACATTTCGACGCCACTAAGTCGCCGAACATTCTTGCTGGTCGCGTGCTTTACCCGTTCTTACCGACCGCGCAGAAGATCGAGGACGCGCGCACGGCCGAGGGCGGCATCAATTCCATCCGATTCTGGCGAATGATCCGCGGGTTTATCTGCCCGACCGGCCAAGAGGATCTGATCTACGCAGGCAGCGACATTGTAAAGTTCAGGGGCGAGGAGCCCGCGGTTTGGGGCGATCGCCCCGTTACGCGGTGCGCGGCGCTTGACCCAGGCTTTACAAACGGCGGCGATCGATCTATCGTCTACTTCGGCACGCTGGGGCTGACCCGAGATAATCTCAAGGCCCTCAATTATGACGAGTATATTGAACTGGTTGAGGATGTTACGAATAAAACTGAGAACCGATCTTACCAGATTGCTCGGCAGTTTAGAGAAGCCTGTGAAGCCCGCGGAGTCCTCCCGCAACACGCCGCCGTAGACGCCACAGGGGCCGGCGCTCCGTTCTGTGACGTCGTCGATGTGGTGTGGTCGCGCTCCGTCCTGCGCGTCCGATTCGGAGGCAAGGCTTCTGATCTTCCCGTCAGCCTGACGGATCCGGTGCCGGGCCACGTTCGTTATTACGATCGAGTGACCGAGCTGTGGTATTCCGGTAAGGAACTTCTGCGTCAGGGGCAACTCAAAGGCATCTCTCCGCAAATGGCGCAGGAAATGAGTTCCCGAAAATATGGGACCGTCGGGGCCGAGAAGAAGATTTATGCCGAGTCCAAGGTGGATATGAAGACTCGGACCAAACAGAGTCCCGACGTCGCGGATGCGGCCTTTATCTTGCTCGACCTCTGCCGCCAGCGGCTTGGGTTTGTGGCCGTCCAAGTTTTTAGCAGTGGCTTCCCGCGGCCGCGATCTGCGTGGAGGAATCTTCGCGCGCGGCTGGGCGCACAGCGCAACATGCCACAGAATTTATGAAAATCGTAATCGCCATATCACACGTCGACCTGCAACTTGCTGCCCTGCTGGCCACACGCCTGAAGCAGATTAGCCAAACCGGTGCGCTCATGCCGTCCTCCTGCCTCGTGGTGTCGACCTGGGCTGACTCGTGGGACACGCGTCCTGTATTCGACTACCTCGCCAAGTTCATGCCGTCGGATTTTTTGATCACGACCGATCCGGAAGATGATCAATGGCCGGAAGCTTGCACGCATTTATTTTATGAATCCGCTCGATGGTTACATGAGCATGATAATAAAGAACCGTGGTTTTTCTTCGAGCCCGATTGTGCTCCCCTGCGACCCGACTGGTGGGCAGCACTGACGCAGGAATACGCGGAAGCCGAGGCAGCAGGCAAGCATTACATGGGCGTGCGCAATACCGCGATCATCCTCAATAAGAAGACCGGTGAACTTTATGATGACATGGAGCACATGGTCGGCGCGGGAATTTATCCGGCCGATTTCTGGACGCGCAGTAAAGCGGTTCACTCCTGTGGTCATTGGCCGTGGGATTGCGCAATCGGAGAAGAAGTGTTGCCGGAATTGCACGACACCAAGTTGATAGCGCACCGCTGGAACACACACAGTTGGGTCCGCGATGCGGACGGATTTCTCGTCGGCCAGTTAACGGAGAAGGCAATTTCGATGAAAGCTAAACCACCTCGGTTAGTCGGTCCGGACGCCGCCGTTCTTCATGGGTGCAAAGACGCATCGATCTTTAAGGTTGCGCTCTTTGAGAAAGCATCGTAAATATCCCTCCGCCTCATGGTAGCCTATTCTCATGCCCAACGCTGATCTGCAAAATATAGACCCGGAAACGCAGCAGCCCCCGGTGACTCGTATCAAAGATGTGACGAGTCTCAACGCCGTTGTAAAGAAGATTATCGAGTATGATGATCTGAGCGCAGCCGGACGCGTAAATGTTCAAAAAATGCTCGACGGAAAACCCCCGTATACCGAGTCAAACTTGAGGGAAACCGGACAAGAGGGTCGGTGCAATCTCAATTTCGGAGACGGCAAAGCGCGAGTTAAATCCGAGACCGCAGGCTTTTATGATCTCACGGACTCCGTCCCGATCCTCGCCTCCACGACTCTTGCGGCCGACCCCGACGTCGACGTCACTCAGCGAAGCGGATGGAGCCAGATCATTGCGGAAGAGTGGTCCCGCACTCTCAAAGACTGGTCGGAGTTCGACGCCAATCATCAACTCAACGTCCAGCATTTTTGCGCGCACGGCCTCGGCTTTCTGTATTTTCAAGATGACGTGAGTTGGCACTGGTCCGTCGCGGGCCTTGCAGACTTTAAGTTACCGCGCGGTTGCTCTTTGATCGAAGGTAAGGTCAGCATCGCCATTGCGTTGCGTAACATCCCAGTCGGCGAACTTTACAAGTGGATATTGGACGTGCCAGAAACCGATAAACGCTGGAATCTTCCTGAAGTTCGTAAAGCGATTATGAATGTCAGCGATGCCACGTTGGTCAACGCCATTGGTGGGTGGGAGATGTGGCAGCAGCGGATGAAGAACAATGACATCTTCGCTTCAGTTACCTCGAACGAAGACGTCCAGTTAGTCCATTGTTGGGTCCAAGAATTTTCCGGCCGTGTGTCTCAATACCTCACCCTGCGCGATGGGTCGAACGGCGCGTATCTCTTTTCCTGTCCGAATCGTTTTGACAACATTAATCAGTGTTTCAATTTCTTCCCATATGAAATAGGGACCAACGGCACGGCCCATTCTGTGCGCGGCCTTGGCCACGAAATTTACCCCCACGTTCAGGTTCTCAATAATCTTCGCTGCCAGAGTGTAGACAATGCGAAGCTGAGCGGAAGCTTGCTGCTCCAACCCAAGGTCGAAAGCGACCAAGAGGATTTGGCGCTCATGTTCTACGGCGGCGCAGCGATCATACCGTCGGGCGTCAATGTCATGAATGGGCAGTTGAACAACCCGTCCGCGGGCATGCTGCCGGTCATCAATGATATGACGCTGCTCATGCGGCGTAATACTGGGGACGTGCCGTCTAATCAGCCTGAGACGCAGCGGGATAAAACCAAGTTCGAGGTTCAGTCTGAGCTGACCAAGGAGAGCGTTCTTCCGACTGCCTCCATGAGTCTATTTTACCAACCCTGGAAGCGACATTTGCAGGAAGTTTATCGTCGATTCCAGAACAAGACTCTCAGCGCGAAAGATTGCGGCTACGAGGAAGTCATGGATTTCCGGAAGCGTTGTATGGACCGCGGCGTGCCGAAAGCGGCTTTGTTCGCCCCGACGCGCGTCGTCCCAATTCGCTCCATCGGCTTCGGGTCGCCTTCCGCTCGGCTGTTGGCTCTTGATGAATTCATGCAGTATTTCGGTTCGCTCGACCCAGTGGGCCAGAACAATTTGCTTCGTGCTCGATTCGCGCAGAAGGTCGGCTATGACCAAGTCGATGAGTTTGTGCCGAAGATGCAAGAGGGTGGGCGTATGCCGGTCGACGTGGAGATTGCCGAATTGCAGAATCAGATGATGAGTGGCGGGATGATGCCGTCGGTGTTCCCGAACGACAACCATATCCTGCATGTGCAGACGCACAACCCAAGCTTGGAGAACGATCTCGCTCTCTTGGAATCTGGGCAAGGAACGCCGGCGTTATTGCAGGGCGCTCAGGTCAAGATTCAGCACATCGCGAAACACATGTCCATGATTAAGCCGGACAAGCTGCAAGGTAAAGTCGTGGCGGAGTTAACTCGCCAATTCAACAATCTCGGCGAGCGAGTGACCGCGGCGCTTAAAGCAGGCGTCCAGCAACCCGCACAACAGCCTCCGCAGTTGAGCCAAAAAGATCTGGAGAAGCAGCAGTCCCATGAGCAGGATATGCAGCACAAGCAAGAATCTCACACTCTCGATATGCAGCTCGAAGCAGAATCGGCCGCGCAAAAGCGCGCGATTGAAGACGCAGACTCCGCGGCCAAGTTGAACGCGGAAGCCACCCGTCGCCGCTTACTCGGTGGTATCGCCGCCCCAAATACTCCAGTCCCGCCGCAGATCGCCGCCGCGCCCGCGGCCGCTCCGGCCCCTCAGATTACAGCCGCGTAAATAAATAGTTGACGCGTTAGGCCATTTATGGTCTACTGATCTTCTGCCTGTGAAATAGGCGATAAAATTTCAAATGACCGAAAAACAATGGGATGCAAATCCCGACTTCAGAAAAGAGCTAGCAGAAATTCTCCGACGGCCCGTTATGATCGCGGCTCTCGAAATTCTGTATCGCCAAGGACGCAAGGCTCAGTTCCCCGCTCCCGGCGTATCTTTTGACATCACGCAATACGGCGCTTTTATTGGTTTCAAACGAGAGGGCTATAATGAGGCCCTTCAAAATTTGGGCGATCTAGCCCAAACTCCTATCATCGTGGAAAAAGCGGGTCCGCGACCATGGGAAACAACCGACGAACCTGCCGCTCCTGCCAAAACCTAAGTTATGCCTGAACCTGTCATCCCAACCGCGCCCGCGGCTCCTGTCGAACAATCCGCTTCTGAGGCTATCGCCGCGAAGCTTTCTACCCAATTTCCCGACGGTCGTTTACCCGCGCCCGTCAACTCTCGCCAACTTGAAATCCAGCGTGAACTCGCTCAGTCACAAGAACGAGAGAACGCGCGACTTCGCGCCGAGGGCGTGATCCCTCAAATCCCGACTGGTCCGACCGGAGCACCGGCCCCAGTAACCGGCCCAACCGGAGCACCCGCGCTGCCGATGAGCGGCCCTCTTGCAGCTATTGTCGGCACCGGCCCAACCGGAGCCCCTACCGCGCCCACCGGTCCTACCGGCGCGCCTACAGGCCCGACTGGGACGCCTACCGGTCCCGCGGAATCCGGAGCCAGTGGTGTCACCGGCCCGAAGGAAAAACTCACTGACGAAGAAAAAGCGGCTCTCGAGAAAAATCTGCCTGTTTCAGCGGGGACCGCGTTCAAGTTGATTCGCAAGGAAGCCGCCGACAACGCCGCCCGCGCGGACGCCGAAGCTCAACGTGCTTCTGCGCTCGAAACGAGACTAGTGGAAACCGAGTCCAAAGTGACCGATCCCAAGGAAATCGCCGATCTCAAAGCGCAGGTCAAGCAGAACGAAGCCGACCTGGCCATCGTCCGAGTTGAGGCCACCAAAGAATTTCGCGACAATATCAAGATTCCGTTGGCCAAAACCACAGAACAGCTATTGGCGTTGGCCGCGAAGCACAATATCAAGGAGAGCGATCTGCGCTCGGCGTTAGCAGAGCCGGATGCCGGAAAGCGAACCGATCGTCTTTCCGAACTATCCACCGAGTTCAATCGGATGGATATGACCGCCTTCGACCGTTTATCCCTCGACCTCATGAGCCTTGAGGCGAAGCGAGATGAATACCTCGACCAAGCCAGCGAGCGTTTCGCTGCCCAGCAACAGTCGCAAGAAGCCGCGGCCCGCGCCGCCAAGGACAAGTTCGCCAAAGATTGGACGTCGGCTCTCGATAGCTCGCACCAAAAGCTGGTCAAAGATTTTCCTATCTTTGGCAAGACTGGTGACGAGACTTGGGACAAGGCGATGGTAGCCATCGACACCGAAGTCAAAAACGTGGACATTGTAGCCTTGCCGAATGAGCAAGTGGCCGATGCCTTGTATAAGCAGAAGGCCTTCAAACTTTTGCTCGGCCTAATTACGGAGCTTCATTCTGACAAGTCCAGCTTGGTAGAGGAAGTCGCCAAGTTGCGAGGAACGTCGGTGCCTGCAGGCGGCGGCAGTCCAGTCCCAGTTGTGACCGGCCCGGCCGTTCCGGCCAACGCTTCGTTCTCTGATATCGCGCGATCAAAACTTGATGGCGTGCTTCCTCGGTAATCAATTCATAGCGCCCCTGAAAGGGCACGGCGGCTTACACTTTCTCCGCTGTGCCCTTTCTCTTTTCAAATAGTGTGACTTTTTGTCACAATTTTATTTGACAGGATTTCTGACTTGTGCCAACGTGTCGCTGCGCCACCGTTAGAGCGCCAAATTCTGACGGCAGTTCTGTTGGCTCTGTGAAAGTCTCCTAGGTTAGTTTTTGGAGCGAAAGTCTCGGAGATGCTCCGCCGGGAAAAGGCTGGAAGCCTACCGTGTATGCGGCGGGAACTTCTTTCAGTAGTCAGTAACCTTAGGAGGTTAGCAGTTATGTCTTGTCCAGCAGTAGAAAATCTCTTTATTGAGCACGCGAATATCATTCGCAACGACGTCGTTAAGTCCATTCAGGACAGCGACTATTACATCAAGAATATCCCCAAAGAGCCTTGGCTCGATGGTAACGGATATCAATACACCTATCCGATTTACGAGCGGTCTCTCGTAACGAAGGCTGTTACCGACGCCGATTTCTTCACCGATTTCGCGACTCTCGATAGCACGCCGAACTCGCACAACAACCTTCCCGATGACGGGGCGTGTAACCTTCCGGGTCACGATATCGAATCTTTCGGTATCACGATGCTGCAGGCCAGCTTGAAGAAAGCTGCGATCAACTCGCCTGACATTTGTTTGGACAACCTTCGCTTCCAGTGGGAAGTGATGGACCAAATCAAAAACATCACTCGCGTTCTCGCAGAGAATACGAAGTGGGTGTGGTCAAACGCTTATCAGGGTGAAGTCATCGCCGCTTCGGCCAACAAGGTCACCGTTCGTTTGGACGGCGCGGTCATCGATACCACCTTCAACGC